GAATGAAACTCAGTCCATTAACAGTAATGCAAAATTTAAATGTAATTCATGGTACTCCGACTTGGAGCGCACAATTTATAACAAGTCAAATTTTAGGCTGCGGTAGATTTACTAACTTTGATTATCTTGTCAAAGGAGAAGGCGATACATTAGAAGTTCAATGTGTTGCGACAAGAGTAGAAGATCAAAAATTAGTTAAAGGTACAGCAGTATCTATGAAGATGGCTAGGTTAGAAGGCTGGACTAGAAATTCCAAATATCAAAGTATGCCAGAACTTATGTTGAGGAACCGGGCGGCAACATTTTTTGGCAGACAATATATTCCTGACTTATTGTTGGGAGTACAGACAAGTGAGGAGGTTGTAGATATACAACCTGTTGATGTCACACCCGAAATCGAAAAGGAGAGCCTTGATGACCACGGAATGTAATGATCAATTTTTAACCCCTGCTGAACTTGCCAAACGATGGCGTGTTCATGTCAACTCTGTTGAAAGATGGAGAAGAGAGGGTAAACCTCCTGATTTCATTAGTATTAATGGAAAAATCCTCTATAAGTTAGCTGATATAGAGGCTCTAGAACTAGCTAAACGTCAATCTAATTCAATTACCTAATTATGGAATTCAAAGTAAACCTTGCACTTTTTAAGTCAACTGAAGATAGCCTTAAGGCTAGATACAAAGAAAAGTACGATCCAAGCAAAAAGTATCCACAATATAGTGGAAATATGCAAGTGACACAAATGGACATCGTTAAGATGGTCAATTATTTGCAAAAAGCAAAACCAGAAGCTACTGACTACAACCCAGAAGGTGTTGTTACTATTAGGGCTGTTGGTTACATCAATACTTCTAAGAGTGGCTTGCAGTACCTTTCTATTAATTTAGAGCCAGATTACAAAACATTAAAAGCTATAGAAGAAGCAGAAATGTCTGGTGGTACTGTTACTCCATCTGCTACAACTGCTCCAAGAACTGTAGATAAAGAAGAGGATTTTATTCCCTTCTAAACATATAGGGGCTATATGCCCCTTTTTTAAACTTTATTATTATTTAAGCTAAAATAAATGTATAAATCTTGTAATTACACCATGTCTGCTTTTTATAAAAGCATAAGTCTAGATCAAATAATTCATGTCGATAAGATTAATGAATTAACTGCTGATCAACAAACAGTTCTTAGAGATGAATTAAGGATTGCTGTTGATGAAATGATTTTTATGGAGAGAAGAGTAAAAAGTGAAGAACCATCATTACGCAATAAAACTTGGTTACATAAGGTAAATAAAAAAATTAATATATGTAATCAATTTCTAAGAATATTAGATTTACAAAAAGAACAAAAAAGCGCATATAAAACAAAATATGAGGATACTTTTTCTAACTTATTAATAAAAAAATTAGGAAAAGATACATACGAATCTATACAACAAAAAGCACATATACTAACTATGAGCGAGATAATTGATGACTAATAAACCAACTACTCCCAAGAACAATAACCAAACCTCCACAAGAACAATGAAATCCAACAACTTTCCTGACAAAGAACTTCTAGATATGCCACCTGATATGGAAGGCGTAACTAGAGCAGAAAAAGATAGTAAAACAAGAAAATTTAGATTTATTGTTAATGGAGTTGGCAATTGCCCTATGAAGTTAACAACTTATGCAGAAAACAAAAAGAAAGCTATTAAGTATGTAGAGGCTAGATGGAAAGATTGTAAATGGGAGATAGTTGAGTAAAGAAAAATAAATCTTGTATATAACACATTTAGTCTGCAAAGGACAAATCGGAGTCAACCCGATATATTATGGACTTACAGCAAAATTTAGACCTTGGTATTTTGATGGACAAAAAGTTTATGCGGGTAGATTATTTGAGACAAAATCAGAAGCAAAAGATGCAGCAGAAAGACTTAGGACAAATTGTATGTTGCGGAAATCATGTCTTTAGGGTTATAAATGGAGAAAGATACTGGATTAGCACCCCACCCGATGGCTACGAGGATAAAATTTGGAGTAGGTAATGGCATCTCTTAGGTATCATGCTGGACGCATGGTGCTTTATGAGAAAAAGCCAGAAGAATGGCGTGTAAAAATAAAATCAAAAACAGGTAAGGTTGATTTAGCTCTTAGTGCAAAAGAACTTGAACCAGCAGTTATGGAAGCGGAATATTTATATGCAGATATTAGGGCTATAAATAGAGGACTACCTAAATGTATTGATTGCATACATCATTTAGTAGTTAAAGCAGAATGCGGTCTTAGTCTACCAGAAGGAAAAGCTAGTGGCGGTGTATGGGCTAAAGATTGCCCTTATTTTTGGGAGAGGCAGATTTAGAATTTATTTTGTCTATGTGTTCTCCAGCTTGTTGAATAATTTTAACTAATCTAAAATTTTCTTTTGCAAAAGCACTAATAAGATCTGGCACTTCATCAGGATCTATGTAGTTTATTACATTTCTTAAAACTAATTCAATATGAAATTCTTCCTCATAAGTAACGTCTGCCATTACCCAAGGTTCTACTTTTTTTCTTTTTTTAGCTTGATTGTTAAACCAACCAGACCAAGGCATTTGTAGTCTCATGCCTATACAATAGCTAGGATGCCCTTAGATAGCCAGCTTTCCGATCATTTATTATTCTTTCTGGTTTTTGAATAGTATGCCATCTATGCTCACAGACCATACATAACCTTCTTCTAACTATTGTTTTTTTAGAATTTCTTTGTGAGTCAATAACTTTTTGTCTTGTAACTTTTTGGCACTTTGGACACTTTACAAAAGTTAATCGATGCATTTCTGGATTTTTAAGGATTTTTAATTTAACATATTATTAGTTACACCCATTACCAAAATGCCAGGTCACTACGGAACAGGAACAAAAAAGAAAAAGAAAAAGAAAGGCGGTAAAAAGTAGTTATCTACCAGGAAATAACGCTTTTTCTAAAACTTCAACAAGCCTGTCGTCTATTGTATTATCAGACTTCTTAACCATAGCTTTTGCTATATCAAGCAAGAGCTTTTTTAATGCTGATCCACGAAGGAAGGCAAAAATGATAGGTTCAAGAATTTTAAGCATAATTTTTAAAGATAAGGAAAAATCGGGAGATAAGTCAGCCAAACCTTAAAGACTGCCCTGCCTTACTCTAATCAAGCCCCCAACTAAGACTCGACATTATCAAGAGGTATAGCTTTCAGATCCGCTTTGCAAAAAGATCATCAGGCTTCCCGACTTATTATTAATATTACTACAATTTGCAAAAAAAAACTTTATGTTAAAACTAGTGTGCCAGTTAAATTAGTGTCACACTAAAATCCTATTCTTGATTAGTTGGATTTATAATAAGGGTAACCGCTGGAAGCGGCGGTTATTTTGTACCTTGAAAATTTAACATGATTAAATTCACAAAGCTGCAAGCTGAATTGCTTGCAGATCGCCCACCTGATTGTATAGCTGATTGCTTACATCAAACATATGATTGGGATTTTGACTTTATCTTTGATAAAGCACAAAGCCTTAATTGGGATATTGAAGGAAGAAAATCAATCAAAGAAGATTTAGACAATTACGATCTAGAAATTCTTCACGATATGGTTGATGGCAACACAATAATGCAACGTCTTATTGAAGCCGCCGAATTTGAAGAGGACATTACCAAAAAAGAACTTGGTAATTATAAACGAGCTTTCAAAAGCCTAATTAAGAAACTCAACAAAATTGGTGAAGGACATGAAAGCTATCCTATAAAAGATAGCTGGATGTTGTACTACTAATATTACAGCCCCCCATGCAGGGGGCTTTTTTTTGTGCTAATGTGTTCGCGTGTGTGAGATCTTGTATGTGACTAGTGGAAACTAGGCAACACTAGAAACTTGCAAGAACTAAGACCTCTAGCAATAGGGGTCTTTTTTCTTATCTTTTCGGTCTTAATTCAGCTACTGCTATATCTAATGAATTAAGCCTTCCATAAATATCTCTCATGTCAGAATGCATATCATCCATCTTTTCTGATATTAATTCTACTTTGGTTAGTAGGCTAACTACATCTTCTCTATTTCTTTTACCTCTATAACTAAGTGAACCAGCAGAAACAAAGACTGCTGTTAATACCGCCCCTCCTGTTGCTGCAATAAGTTCAACCATTCTTAACCTTTTGTGTCTATAGTTATAGTATATATCATTTACTTATTATGGAAGATCAAGATGAAAAGGAAGGTAATGGTCTGATTGCCAATGTGGTTCAGATGATTATTCTTTTTTGGAGTTTAGGGGTAATTTCTTGGTCGTACTTTAATCCTAACCCTACCAGGCAAATTGATACAACTTTCGCGGCTGGATTATTGTCAGCCGTGACAGCGCAATATGGGCTAAACATCAAAAAAAATAGTGATGGTAAGAAAAAGAACAGTATTGGCAATACTCCAAAAATTGTGGATAATAAAGATAACAAAAATGTAACACAATGAAAAGATTATTACCGTTATTATTTTTAATCGCAGCCCCTGCACACGCAGACATCACTTCGACAATCAGTTCAAGTATCAAACTAGAAGTAGCCGCGCCTGGTACTACGGCAGATCGAATTGGTAATTCGTATTCTGTTTCTGGAACTGGTGTTAATACTACAGATGGAACAACTGCTGGAAGTCTTGGAGGACTAGGTGCAGCGACTAATGGGGTAAATTCCTATACACCAATTACAGCAAGTCAATTAACAGATGGTGAGTCGTTTTCTTATACAGTTTCTCACACAACCGGGGATACCGTAGCAACATCACTTACCGTTGGAGAAGTCTCACCCTTTGGTGACTTAACAAGTACGAGTGGAGGCACAGCTACTAACTTAGCTGGTACTGTTGATAATCATGTTATTTCAGTAACAGCAGGGTCGTCTGGAACTACAGCGACAGCTTCTTATGTGACTTCTGTCTTGGTGGACTAGTAATGAGTTATGCGAAAGCTTTTATTACTGTTTTTTATATATGCTTTACCAGCTAATGCAAACATTGTTCCTAACTTTACAACCGGGACAATGTCTAGTACGACTAATACGCAAACCACAATTACAGAATCAATCACAAGTAAAGACTATAAAACTGGATATGAATATACAGTTACTGGCACAGGAATTAGTGCAGACGGCGATATTTCACCAGATGCCGTTAATGTTACAGGAACAGTAGGGGGTCAAAGTTATACATGGAAAGGAGCAGATTTAACAACAAAACCAAATTGGACGTTGACAAATCCTACATCAGGAGATGCCTTTCAATTTACAGAAACGTATTCTGCGCCAGGTCTTCAGAACGTCACAACTATAAATCGCACCATAGAAACGGAATCCGTAGTTACTACTACCTCTGTCTTTCAATAGCTCTTTTACCAACAGGAGTTTTAGCTAATTCTGTAAGTCAATCAAATTCTGGAAGTGTAACTAATCAAAATTGGAATGTTAATAATTCTGGATTCCACACCAACCAATACGGAGGTGGTGTTGTTTGCCAAGGAGCAATGATGACTATTACTCCATTTACCACTTTCAACAGTAATTATCGTAAGCCATATCGAGATTTTTATTATACGCCTGTATATGACGAAACTGATATTGAGGGCGACTTTGATGAGGATGGCAACCCCATAGGAGATGGCACACCTGATAACCCAGGTGATATACTTTTTTATCAACAAAATTATTCTGGTACAAACAAGGATAGTTTTGCACTTGGAACAGGAATTACATTAAATTTTAGTATTCCATTGGATAGACAATATACAAAAAAGTGCAAAGAAGCAGCCCAAGTACAAAATGATATAAACAAACAAAAGCTAAAAAATCTTGAGCTTGATTGGCATATGGCACGTTTGCGTCATTGCGGAGAAAAGAAAATTGCTGGAATACGATTCAAAAAAGATAGTCCATACTATGGTTTATGCTCTGACATAGAAATAGTGCCAAAAGCTAATCAAGTCTTGCCTCATAATCATAAAATTGATTTTAAATCTAGTTTTAAGGATTCTTTTGATTCTTCTTTTTAGTTAATTTAGTCATAACTTGCTTGACGATAGGTTTTACCAATTGCAAAACTAAAGGTGCTGATGCTCCAACAAGTGCTAACGAAAATACTCCAACAAACTGTGGCGCAGAAGGAATATATCTATCACGAAAAGGTACAGATTCATATTCTGTTATGCATTCTGTTCCATCTAAACGATGCGAGACTACTATTTCAAGCTTTTTAGAATTTCTGTAATCTCCTACGCGCTGGTCTTTTGAACCAGGGCATTCTGGTATAACTATTTTTTTCTTTTCTTTTGGTAGTTCTGGTCTAGTTGTTGGTGATTTTATTGTTTCATCTGCTTCTTTTCTTTTTTTTTGCTCTTTTGACTCTATAATTTCAATTCTTCTTCTGTCGTATAACATTGGTTGAAATGATGGCATCGAACCACTAGGACAAGAAATAACTGTACCTGTAGGATCATCTTCATATAATGCAGTATTTTTAGGTGAAGCATCTCTGTGATACCTTACGCAACCAGGTAATTTAATAGACGGTAGTGGTACGTTTAAAACTTGGTATGGATTGTGAACTGGTATGTTTATTTTTTGTACGTCTATTTTTGGTATAGATATATCAGGTATCTCCATCTTCTACATCTCCTATAGAAATAGACCAGCCATCTTCTCCAAATTTACCAACTTCTTTTATTTTTGGTTTTTTAATTTTTTTATCTAATTCTTCGTGATACTTTTTTATATCGTTATCCAGTTCTAAATTAAATTTTTGCATACGCAACCAATGTATAAATTTATCAACATAATATTTAACTAGTTTTTTTAAAAATCTAAAAACCATTAATCAAAAGCATCTCTTTTTTTTAGTATTTCTACTTGCGAAAAACAACGTGGACAACTTAAATTTGTCATCACAGAAAATTCTGGATATAAATTTGGATGCATCGTTTCATCGATATCAATATCTCCCCCTATTATTAACTCTGCATCACACCAATAACAATTCATTTTTTAAATGGTATAGGTATTGATTGACCAGTTGTATCTGGTAATGCTTTGTCAAGAACTTTTGGCATAAGTCCTTGTACATTTTCAAGCACTTGATTCATCATCTTGGCTTTAAATTGTTCGCTGGTGACGTACTTAAATGTAAAGAATCCACCGCCTAAAATTCCTAAAACAAGAATTGTAGATAAGATTGTTAAAACGTCTAAAATTTTTCTATACATATGTTTAGAGAAGCATTTTTAAAAGCATTAGTGCCAATGACTTTAATTACATTTACAGCAATAATGGCATTATGTCCATTATATCTAACTATGAGTTTATTAACTAGACAACTCACAGAAAAAACTAACCCATAGGAATTACTCTTGGTGGATTTTTTCTATAATAACCTTTAGGAATACAAGGTTTTTTTCGTGTGCATTTTCTAGGTTTTGGCATACGACATACAACTACACCACCACTTCCTTTACATCTTGGTTTTC